ACCCGCCCGAGAAGCGCACCTGCTCGTGTCTCGGTGACCCGTAAGTCTTCTGCACGCGCCACGACACTTAAGCGGAAGCGCACCGTTGCTTAAAAACTCTACATGTTTTAAGAGTAAACATGAGGGGTCTTTACACTGCAATCTCTCTTGGAACACTGAGCCTCACGGGGCTCGTGGGTGCAGGTGTTGGTATTGGATGGTTTCTTAGCGCCGCAAGTTTGCATCAGGATCAAACCGAGTCGCGTACCATTCCTTAGGTGCTTTGCGTTTGGTCACGAGGACGTACTTGTACACACGCGCCACAGCCCACTGTGAGGCCGTCGCACCTGGGCGAGACCCACCCGTTTTCCAGGCCTTGAGTCCGCGGTTATACACAGTGTTGAGCGTCGAGCGGCTTATCCCCGTCCGACGCGCAATAGCCTCTTTATTGAACTTGAGACCTGGATAGACTTTGTGAAACTGTTGCGTCCATTTGGACTTCTTTTTGGGCAAGGACGCTCCGCGTCCGCCGGCGCCGCGGGTGCCCCCACCCACGTTGGACTTTCCCAGACGCAGTTTCGAGTAGGGTGTGCGCCTCCTCTTGAGTAGTTCCTTCTCGCGGGCGAGTCTCAAAGCTTTGCTCAAACCTGTAAAGTATCGCTCGGGCCAGGAGAGCCCGCCAGGGCGAATCCGGGTGTGCCGAGGCCGCCGTGGCATTTATATTCTTTATCAAGAATAAATGCAGGCCGCCAACTATACTCGCATGAACAAAAACAACCTCGAGAATCGTATCAATGCGTACAGGGGCCACTTGAGAGGACCTGGGAGAAATTACCCCCAGAGTTATAAAAACTGGTACAAAACTCAAATAAACGCCATTAATCGCGAACTCACGAGACGGGCGCGCAACGCGGCCAAACGGCGATGGAACACCCTCCGTAAACATGTCACGGCCAAGTCGATCGCAAGTTACTGGACCCACAAAACGCTCAGGCCTCCAGGGAGTCCGGGGAGTCCAGGCGGTGCAGGGTACCGCCGACGTGCGCGTCAAACGAACGTCGGCAGAAAACGGGCACGAAATAACCTGGCCTCTTAGTAAATGAACAAATCCCTCCTGGTCCTTGTGATCCTCTTTGTCATATGGTGGGTCCTCCTCACGGGCCGGTCGTCTGGGTACACATACCAGAACGTGGGCAACGAGCCCGGTATGCCGTTCTGGGCGCCTGGTGCGCTTCTGGGCCCTACGGAGGACCTTGCGAAGGTGTGATCTCGATACGAGCCATCCCCCAAGTCCCTTCGATAATAGTAAAGTCGAGTCCTTTTGTCCTCGTGAATTCCTCGACAGCCTTCAGGGGTTCGGACCCCGGAACGCAGTCGTGTACGAGGACAATACCAGATGGGGCCATCTTCGGAAACACCGCTTCGAGGTCTCCGTAACACCCCTCGTATGAATGGTCCCCATCGATGAAGCACAGGTCCACGGATTTGTCATCGTGAATACCAACGGTATACACCGAGTTGCCGCGGATGGGTACGATGCGGTTCACGAGGTTATTAGCTTTTACAGCGGAATAAAACTTGTAAAAGTAGTCCTCGACCATCGGGGGTGGACACCCCTTGAGCTCCGACCAATCCGTCACCCACAAGTCGTGGGCCCATACCGTGACGTTCGAGTGAAGCGCCACGAGGAGGGCCGAGCATCCCAGATACGAACCTGTTTCAATATATCGTTGTCCCGAAGAGAGATTCTTGGCGTGGGCTATGAGCGTCATGCAGTCATGAGGGTTCAGGGTCCCCCGAACGCCATTGACAGTCGTGTAGACAATGTCGTTTTCTACTGAGAAGGCGATTGCGGGTGCCATATTTGCATAAAAGTGTTCAGTTTTTATATGGACCAAGAGTCTCTTGTTTCCCCGCCCAGCATGCTCAAGTGGGTCCCCGTCGTCAGTACGTGTATAGGGCTCTTTGCCCTCGGGTTCCAGGTCTTTGTCTTGTTCCCGTGGCACATTCAGCTCTCTGCCGAGTTCGCCGAGCTTCAAAGGAGTTGTCTTAGTAAACAAATATAACCTTTTCACCCGTCTCGAGGGCAGCCTTCATACGCTTCAGGGTTTTTTCAAGGGGAACCTGTGAATGCTCAAACGCGCCACCCTTGAATTCCTCTTCGAAATTGTCAACGTCCTCCTTGGCGAGGATCATCGTCTTGTTTCGCCATCCGACCATCTCACTCGGCCACATCCCGAGTGCGATGGCTGTGTCATATGCATCGTTAAACGCCTTTGGGGTCGGGTACGCCTTGGTCTGGTACGTGTTGGTGATCCAGCTCAGAACGTCCGGGTCGGCAAACTCACCAAGCTTCGTGTGCCACTGAGGCCTGGTGAATTCGAGAAACTTGCGCTTAGGCGCGTACTTGGCGGGAACGGTCGCAAACTTGACAGTCTGAGCCATCATTGTTTTGTGGTCGAGGCTTCACATGGACCTCTGTGGCGTGTTCACGACACGTATTTTTCATCGAGCTCCTCGAGAACCTTGGCCAGAGCATCTATCCGACGCTTGAGACACGCACCCGTGATCATGGCCAACGTTGAAAAAATAAGGGTAAAATATGTGAGACCGAGGAGGTCCTGTGCTTCCATTGGTACTTTGGTCACTCAGAACCTTAAGTCAACACCATCGGACGGTCATTGAACGGGATCCCGTTGAACCGGGTTGTGGCTGCACACGTGTAGGCCCCCATATTCTCCCACACAATCCACGATCTAAAATCTGTTCCTTCGGGGAGCTCGTACTCCTTGTATATGATGTCACCTCCGTCACATGTGGAACCGAAGATGGTCCGTGCGACACCTGGCCCCTCAATTTTGTTTCCGAATTCGTCACGGACCTCCTTGACCCGAGGTGCCGCATGGTCAAAGAGGATACAGTTGAACGCCCCATAGAGACTTTCACTGATGGTAATCCCTGATCCCTTTGTTCCTATGACTGGCGTGTGCAGTTCCATCACGCGCTCGACGAAGAACCGGCCAGGCTCTGCAATCAAGGTCAGACCCTTGATTGGTTTGAGGGTCGGCAGACCGGTTGCTGAAGAGAACCCCCCTCCTATGTCTACTATTTTTGGTGTAAATCCGTGTTCTTTCGCGAGTCGCATAGCTTTTTTCGCCTTGGCCAAGGCCAGACTAAAGACTTTTGGGCTTGAAGCGTACGATCCGACGTGGAAGGACACACCCACCACGTCAAGACCGAGCGTTCGAGCCGTAAACAAAAGAACGTCCCATTCACGTTCTTCCGCCCCATACTTATTGCCGAGAGGGCAGCGAGCGTTCGGGTCGTCGGCCCGAATTCTCAAAATGAGTTTACACTCTGGATAGTGTTCCGCAAGTTTGTGCAGTTCACAATCCGAATCAAAAGTGGTGACAGAAACGCCACCGGACTTGGCGAAGACGATGTCTTCGATACGTTTACAAGGGTTCGCGTATATGATGCGTCCAGGGTCAACGCCGAGGTCAAGCACGGCCTGGATCTCTGCAGGGCTCGCACAGTCGAAATTCGATCCAAGATGTGCAAGCTCTTCGAGAATTGCCGGTGTCGGGTTACACTTGACCGCGTAGTGCGGCGTGACGTGTGGAAGCTTTGCCGTCCATTCACGGTAGACGTTTCGGAGGACTTCGAGATTGAGGGTGTAGAAAGAATCGCTTAGGGATTCTTTCGGGGACCAGACCATCAAGGTGGTACTTGTCCTGAGGATTTTTAATTAAAGAGCTCTTTAGTAGAACATGTATGGACGCGTATGTGTTTCAGCCTATGTTCACATATCTCGGAAACAAGCGTAAACTCATTTCAAACATAGAACAGGCGGTCGAGACGGTTAAAACGCGCCTGGGAGTCGCGGCGCTCAAGAGCCTTGATGGTTTCACGGGCTCGACGGTCGTGGCTCGGATGCTCGCCAAACACTCGTCAGAGATTCACACCAATGACCTCGAGTACTACTCGTATATTGCGGCCAAGTGCTTTTTGGACAAGCCAACCCCGGAGCAAGAGGAGCGGGTCCGTGCACACATCGCGCGGATGAACGCCCTCGAGCCCACCGTTGCAGGGGTCATCACTGACATGTACGCCCCGCAAGACACGGAGCACGTGCAACCTGGTGAGCGGTGTTTCTTCACGCACGAGAATGCTCTGCGAATCGACACGTGGCGCCGGTACATTACAGAGCACGTCGAGCCTGACGTCTTGCCGTGGTGTCTGTGCCCTGTGCTCATTCAGATGGCGCTCAAAGCAAACACGTACGGACACTTCAAGGCGTTTTCGAAGATTGACGGCGTGGGGACGTTCCAGCGGTGCGGCGACCGCGTCAAGGAGGCTATGGTCCTCGAAGTGCCCATGTTCAACCCGTACTCGTGTAAAGTGACGTGTCACCAAACCTCGACAAACGACTTGCTCACGCAGATGCCTGCCGGCTCGTTGGACCTCGTGTACCTCGACCCACCCTACAACGAGCACGAGTACAGCGCCTTTTACTTTTTGCACAACGTCGTGGCCAAAAACGAGCGCCCGACAAACGTGAATGCAACGACGGGTCTTCCCAAGGTTCGGCACAAGTCGGACTATAACCACGCGAAAAAGGCGGTGACGGCGATGCGAGACCTCATTGCCAAGTGCGTCAGAGTGGCCAAGTTCACCCTCGTGTCGTACAACGACGAGGGCCTGGTCCCCTTGGCCGACTGGAACGCGATGCTCGAGCCGTACACTGTGGAACGCATAGACATTCCGTACTCGCGGTACTCGGCCAACTCGAAAAAGGATGATGGCGGTCGCAAGGAGGTGGTTGAATTTTTATACCTTATTTCAAGTAAGAATGAAGCGGGGCCAAGCACTGCTCCGGGGCCCTCCGACCCGACGCGAGCTTCTGATTCAACGGACGCGGTTGCCGACCCGGCGTGAGCTCTTGATTCGTCAGATGGGCGGCACGCTTCCATGGGTTCCTACGCCGTGGCACAACCGAAAAGGTCGAACCTTTCACGTGACTCGGCGTGGGGCGTACATCATCCGCGTCAACGGACGGTCTCTTTATGGTCGCAAGGCGACCGATCCACGCGCACCGAGTGTCATCCGACCCAAGAAACGTCAAGTTAAAGTCAGGAAGAGCATCAAGAAGTAGACGACAATGGACAGGGTGTTCCTCCTCGACCGCTCAGGCTCTATGGAGTCGTGCTGGGACGATACGATCGGTGGTTTCAACGCCTTTGTCAATGATCAAAAGAAGGATGGAGGGACCTTGACACTCATTCAGTTTGACCACGAGTATCAACTCTGTTACGAAAACAAGCCCATCGGGGACGTGGAGCCTCTGACCCGCGAGACGTTTCAGCCCCGTGGGTCAACTGCACTTTTGGACGCCATCGGGCGCGCCATCAAGGAGGTCAAAACCCGCCCGACTTTCATCATCTTGACGGACGGGTGTGAGAATGCGAGTCACGTGTACACCAAGGCGCACATCAAGGACCTCATCGAGGAGCGCCAAAAGGATGGCTGGACCTTCGTGTATCTCGGCGCGAACCAGGACGCCTTTGCCGAGGCGGGTGCCATCGGCATCAAACCCGAAACCACTATGAACTACGACGTGAACAGAACACCCGAAGCGTTCCGGACGCTGAGCGCCACGTGTTCACAGCTCAGATGACACCAGCCTTCTGAAGGTTCTGAGCCTTTGTTTCAAGCTCCTGGGCCCGTATCGCTTGGGCCTCGAGTGCAGCGGCCTGTGCGTCCCCCTTGGCCCGAACGGCCGAAGCTGCTTGCAAGTTTGCAATCTGGAGCTTTTGTAGGTTCTGTATTTGTTTAGGCGCAGACGGGTCGACTTGAGGGAGACCCATGGCCCCCTCGGCCGCCTCCTTTGCCGCTGCGCGCCGTGCCCAGAAAAACCCCATCAAAAGTATCAAGCCTGTAAAGCCCGCAACGATAGCACCCGCCTTGGCCCCCTTGACCTTTGGAGGGTCATTGGCCGGGTCACCAGACGTGTGCGTCTTCCAGTAGTACGTGGAACCGCACGCAATCATACACATGAGCAAGGCTCCTACGAGCCACACCACAGGTCGCGGCATTTCCTCTATCATTTTACAAAGATAATTTTACGACCAAGAACCTGCTCAGTCTTTTTGAGCGCCGCGCCAAAGTTTGGCTTGGACCACAAGAGCCACCGAGACCAGAACCCGGCCGTCTTGGAACCCGATCGGGTCCAGTTTTCACGGCGCGCGTGACGCGTGACGTACCGTTTCATACGCTCCTTGTCCTTGTGGAGCGTATAGTCCGAGTACCCCCGGCGTCCAAACCGGACCTTGGGCCCATCGGGAAAAACAGCCATGAACTTGTACGGCGCCTTGGCCCTGTACAACTTCACGGACTCTTTCATCGTATGCTAACTCTTACGGAGATATAAATTAGCAAAACGAGGATGATCACGTTAAAAACAATCCACCCAGTCAAGTAAGGGAAAGCCGTGTCCCTTAGAGCATTGTTCTCGAGTATCATATTCAGAACTTGCTTTGTCAGAGACTCTTCATCATCATTCGTCGGCTCCATGGATAGGTACTTTAAAGGACCCAAGCAAAAAACTGAAAACTTTCTGACGAAGCTCGGGCGGGTCGTGGCTGTGGTTGGTCGACCGGGTGTCGGCAAGACATGGACGGTCCATCAGACCCTCGAACTTCGGATCGAAATTACCGCGGACGTCTTGCGGTCCAAGCAAGACACGATCCAATTCCTGGATCGAATTCGAGCGTCACCGTTGCCGGTGGTCCTCGACGACTATGAGGCGGTCCAAGACCTCGTGGGACTCCGGGAAATAAAGGGTCCTCCGACAACCGGAGTCTTTGTCATCATCTCTCATTTCGAACCCAAACTCGACTTTGACTTTGTGACGTACGAGTTTCCGGTTCCAACACCCGAAAGGCTCCGTGAGATTGCTCCGGGTGCACCTGACTGGCTCATCGAGTCTGCCAAGGGCGACGTCCGATGGGTCCTTCAGAATTTAGAATTCAAATCCGATATTCGTGACGACTTTTACACGACGAAAGAGTTTGTCATGAACCTCGTGGGTACTGGGGGGACCGGTCGGGCCAGTGATTTCATAGGTCATTCGATATCAGAGCCTGGGAACGTGTCTGCAATTTTGAACGCAAATTATGTCGATGCCCCAAAGGACCGGATAGACATGGCTTCCATTGCCGAATACTTTAGTGAGGCTGATGTGTTTGAGGACCGTGTGTATGCCGGCTCTTGGGAACTCTTTCAGTACTGGAACTTTTTCGGGTGTGTTCTTCCGGCGGCAGCGATAGGTCACACACTCAAGGGCCCCCTCAAACCGGGAAGCACGTGGACCAAGTATCAAAACATGTGTATGCGCATCAAAAAGATACATACTATGGCGACCCACGTACCCGGAAAGACTTTGTGTCACGACGAGCTCTTGGCGCTCCGGGTCCAAGCAGAGGCTGAGAATGTCACCCTGCTGAAGGAGTATGGGTTCACGAGCCAAGACATTGACGTTCTGAACCATCTGAACCCCTTACGGAAGTTAAAGCCCAAGACCGTCACTTACCTCAAGAAATGTCTGGGTCCGGCCAAGACGAGCGAGATCCTGAGTGGGTGAACGTTCAAGGTCAAGATGTGTACTTTCACTGTGAGGTCTGTCCGGAATCGGTCACTGAATTTAACATGAAAATTAGGCAACTTGATCTGGACCTCCGCAAGAAGCACCTCGAGCTCGGACTCGAACGCATCAAGCCCGAGATTCGTGTCTGGATCCGGAGCGAGGGTGGGGACATCCATGCGGGTCTGAGTGCCATGGATTGTCTTCGGTCCATAAAAGGATCCAAAATTCGAACCATAGCCGATGGGGTCTGTGCATCGGCCGCCACCTTTGTGCTCCTCGGGGGTCGGTCAAGGCACATGACTGAGAATTCGTACATACTCATTCATCAACTGAATATGGACGGATCCTGGGGAAAGTACGAAGATTTCAAGGATCAAATGCACAACCTTGAAAAGTTTATGAAACGGTTTCGCAAGATATACGTGTCCGAAACAAAGATACCCGAGTCCAAGCTCGAGAAGCTCTTACGTCGGGATCTCTATATGGACTCGAGGCGCTGTGTGAAGTGGGAAGTGGTCGACTCGGTCTGGACCTAGTCCTCCTTGGACTCCTCGACCGTTGTCTCGGTCGACACTGGCTCACCCTGGGCGACGACGGGTGCGGCCTGCTGCATCACAACAGGCTCGACGGGAATAACGGGCATGCGAATAGCCCCACGAGCAAACTTCTGGTTAAACTTGCGCCACAAAAAGTACCCAATGACGAGGATGGCCACAACTGCAACGATGTTAAAGATGTTGAACGGAGACTTGGATGCGAGCTCCTGAATAGTCGAACGCTTCACGTGGTCGACGACAGGAGGGACGGCCGGGGTGCTCATTACTAAAAAAACGTGTTTTTTTCACGCCAAGGGAGCGCGGGTCTAGGGTTGAAGACAAACATGGAACTCGATCGAGCCTGGGCCGATTTGGAACTTCTGCGTTCCGGAGATGAAAAGGTTGAATACAATGTGTACGCTGATTTCCTGTGCACGTCGTGCGGGGGCCCCAAGGTGTGTGACGGGGTCGACCTGCCGACGTGTACACAGTGTGGACGGGTCGATGCGGACCACGTGTTGAATGAGCCCGAGTGGAACTTTGGTGGAGACCCGGAAAGTGGGAAAGAAAACCCCGTGCGTGTCGGAGCTCCCATTTCCGGAGACCATTTTTCAGAGGGCTGGAGCCGGACCACATTTATACAGATGAAGCGAGGGTCCTCGTCTGCTTCCCATCGGATGGCTCGGATACACCTCCACTCTTCTATGAACCACAGAGACCGCGCGCTGTTCCACGCGTACGCCGAGCTTGACCGCATAGGCAAGGGCGTTCTGGGCCTTCCGGACGTCGTCATGTACGCCGTCAAGACCAAGTACAGAACGTTCAACGAGGCGGTGCTTACGCGCGGGGCTGTGCGGAACGGCATCAAGGCCAACTGCGTGTTCCAGGCGTGCCGAGAGTTTGGCGTCGGGCGAACGACCCAAGAGATTGCGGACGCCTTTGGGATCCCGGCGCGCGACGTGAGTCGAACGTTCAACATGTACCAGGAGCAGCTTCCCGAGACGGAGATTCACGTGACCACACCGGCGGACCTCGTGCCCCGGTTTTTCAACGACGTGACGTGTGTTCCAGATGGCGAAAAGGGCCGAGTCAAGATGCGAACCGTCAAGCTGTGTAAAGGGCTCGAGAATTGCGTGGAGCTTATGGGTCGGACACCCAAGGCGGTGGCGTGTGCTGTGATGTTCATCGTGCTGACGGACGCCAAGTTCAACCCCAAGAAAGCCGACCTGTGCAGAGTCTGCGACGTCTCTGTTCCGACGTTGGCCAAGTTAGAAACGCTTATTCGTGAACAACTTAAGGAATCGGGCCTCGTGTAAACCAATGTCTTCAGTCGTCTTGTTCGTCTCGACCCCTTGCTACGGCGGTATTTGTCTCCAGGCCTATGCCGAGTCTATGCTTCGTCTGCAGCGCGTGTGTGCCCAGAACGGTATCCAGATGATGCTCGACACGACCGAGAATGAGTCGCTCGTCCACCGGGCCCGGAACCTCGCCGTGGCCCGGTTTTACCAAAAGACCCAAGCGACCCATTTCCTCTTCATCGATGCCGACATTCATTTCGATCCGGAATCCGTCCTGCGTCTCATCCGATCGGACCACGACGTCGCTGTGGCGTGCTATCCCAAGAAGTGCGTCATGTGGGACCAAGTGGACTCGTACGTCAAGTCCGGAGAGACGGGCAAGGACCCGGCCCGGGTCGCTTCATCTCTGGTCATGAATTTCAAGTACGGAAATACACCCGTCAAGGATGGTTTTGCCGAGGTGCTTGACGGTCCCACGGGCTTCATGCTCATCAAGCGTGACGTGTTCACGAAGATGCACGAGCGGTACCCGGAGCTCAAGTGCGTCAACGACCACCAGAACCGGGACCTTGACGAGTACTTTGCCGTCTTTGACTGTATGATCGACCCAGAGTCGAAGCGGTACCTTTCGGAGGACTATGCCTTTTGCCGGCGTTGGCAACAGATGGGCGGAAAGATATTCGCCGACGTCATGACGACTCTGGGTCACGTCGGGAATATCCGTTTCTTTGGAAAATTGGAGGAGCGTTTGACGGCTTAAAACTTGAACATCCTTAAGACCTTAATGGTCTCGGTGCTTCACCTCCTGTGCACGACCCGGAACAAGTCTATAAGTTCTACGACCCTTCACACGCTTATGAATGTCCACGTCGGGTGCATGATGCGTGGTATTCACGTAGAGATTCACTTTGTTCCCGACCTGAGCACTTTGCCGAAGATTATCAAGACTGGGGAACGTATCCTCTTCATGGACTATGGAACCAATTTGAACAACGAAATTCTCGAAAAGATATTTGAGCCTATGGAAAAGTACAACGTCCTCGTGTTCCCGTCCGTCAAGGAGGGTATCAACTGGGAACACTTTGTGAAAAAGACCAAGGAGGGCTCGAAGGAGGGGGCCCACCAACGCGGTCTCGAGTTTGACACCGAGGTGGCCCGCAAGTTGGGCCCGGGTCTGTACGAGTGTGACAAGACCTCGGCACGTGTGTGGCTCATGGACGCCAAGGTGGTTGACAAGAAGCTCCGGGGTGGGAAGGAGCAGCACAAGTTGCACATTGCGGATGTGTCTCTGATGTTCGCCCAACTCAAGCAATTGGGGGTGAAAATTGCTGTCGCCTCCGAGGCTATGGTCATTTGCCACTACGTCCACGAGTGTCTTGGAAACATTCTCGAGGCTGCAGGTGTTCAGTTAAGGCCCTGAAGCTCTTGAGTACTAAACAGAATGTCGATCGAGACGAAAGTCCGGTTGTACGTACATAAAGCATGGGGCTCTTCGGATCCGACCCGTTTCCCGGGACCCCAACCCGTCTCCATCGAGCGAAGACACTTTCCTTTGCTCAAAAAACAGCCATACTTTGTGTGCGAAAAGACGGACGGCGTACGTCACTTTCTCGTGAGCACAGAGGATGGGTTCGTGGCCCTCGTGAACCGCGCGTTCAACACTGAAGTGGTCAAGATGCGCGTCCCAAAGGACACTTTGCTCGATGGAGAGCTCGTAACGACAAAAGCGGGGCGGAGCCCCACCGTCCTGTTCATGGTGTATGACGCCGTGCGTGTCAAGGGGGAAGATGTGATGGACAAACCACTCAGTGAACGCCTCGAGGCGGCTCGGAAGCTCGTCAAGTCCATCATCAAGACGGCCGGTGCCCCGTTCGAAATTCGAGTCAAAAATATGCGCCTCTTGGGAGACGAGACTGTGCAAGACCTGGACTCGTTCGAGTACGAGACTGACGGACTTGTGTTTACACCCGTGAACGAACCGGTCCGTATGGGGACCCATGAGACCATGTTCAAGTGGAAGCCCCACGACCGCATCACCATAGATTTTCGGATCAAAAATGGGAACGAGCTCTATGTTCAGGACCGTGGAGAGCTCTTCCGAGAGGCTACTTTGCACCTTCGGAACCGTAAACCGGAACTCCCTGACGGAACCATCGTCGAGTGTGGGTACGGGGACCTCGGGTGGTTTGTCGAAAAGGTCCGAACGGACAAGACGTATCCAAACAACCGTCGGACGTACTTTCGAACGTTGGTCAACTTGCGAGAGGCTATCAAGCTTGAGGAGTTAACGACCGGACAGGTCGGTACCACGCCTGGTAAAACTCTCCCCTGAGACTCTCGATGGGCGGGAGCTCCCCGACGCGTTCATCATCCTTGACGTACCACTTGTCGAACCTGCGAACAAGCAAAGCATAGTGTCCCCCGTTCCTGTGTCCTTGATGCATAACACACGCAAAGAGTTTGAGCCCTTCAAACTCGAGGGGAATTTCGATTGGAAATTTGTAGTCGTACATGGAAAACGAAAAGTTGGTAAACTTGGGCCACCGGGTCACACGGGTCTGGACCGTCGCCGTCTCATGCACGCGTCCAGAGTCGTCTTTATAATTTTCGATCGAAATAGGATCCGTCCGATCCTTTATCAAGTCTTGGAGCCGGCAGGGTTCAGTCACATCCAAGAGGAGAGTCGTGAAAGTGTTTCGAACCTCGGAGTTCCCACCGTTCCATGCCGTCACTTGGGTCTCTTCCCCATTGAACAGGTCCGTGATGAAAGGCTTGCCGAGAGACTGCTCGAACACGTCTATGAGGTGGAGAATGACCTCTTGTGCGTCGTGTTGTCTTCCGTCTGCAAACTCGGGGTACCGAACCCTGAAGGCTCCGAACAGGTCGCTCGGACTTACGGGATCGGTCTTGTCCTTTATGAAGAGTTGCTTGACGACCTTTTGGTACTCGCGGGTGATATTGCACGGACCCGTGTACTCCGTGTCAAAGAGGTACTTGGTAAGCGGGGGCACATGAGCTAAACACTGAACGGCCGTGTTGAAATAGCACGAATTGCCGAGGTTCCAGAGCCCTCTCATTGCCTTAGAGACTCTACGCTCTTACTCTCTAAGACAAAATGCAGATTCGCTCTGACGCCAACCCTATGGCCAAGGTCCTGTTCGACAAGTGGGAAAGTCTCATCGATGCTCACAAGGACGCGGAGAATATTGAACTGGAAATCCGTTTCGGGCGTCGGGCCGGGACCAAGTTTGATACAAACATCGGGAAGGAGACGTTCGAAAAGGTTCTTCGGGCCTTGAACAAGTACCAGGAGTGGGAGGGGACAAAGCACACCACGTCCACTGTGTACTATTTCGAAGGTGGCAAGAGGCTCGCCGTGGACGAGGAGACGGATGAGCAAGTTGGTCAGGTCAAGACTCGTGTCAAGGTGGATGACGTGGAGCTCAAGGACCAATCGCTCGACGTGCGTCTGGGCATTAGCACGGAGGTGCCTTTCGAGTACGATGGTGAAGAGACGAGTACTGAGCAAAAGACCAAGGAGCGTTGGTCTTTTGTTCGCAAGAACTTGTCCATCGATATGACTATCGTCAAGGGGACCCCTGACGATAAGGACTCGGACGAGGACACGACGTATCAGATTGAACTGGAGATTATTCGCCCCTCACAAATTCAAAACAAAATTGAGTTGTACAACATGCTCTACAAGGTGTTTGATGTGTTGAAGTGTATCTAGTCCAGTCGGCCGAAGGTCGACTGTCCGTCCTAGGATCTCAGTTCCTGCGGAACTGGTCTCTCTACCTCTTGACCCGCCCCGCCGCACCCGTCGTACGCGCTTTACGCACCACCTCTGCGTTCCACAAGGCCCTGAGTGCACTCTCATTCACGGACTTGTTCTTCTTTTTAATCGCATTCACAAACTCTTGAACCGTCCATCCCTTTTGTCTGCGATAATTCAACTTGTACCTGTTCATCGTGTTTGTTATCATGTTGAGACTCATGGGGGAGTATACAGGGTTCCGAACCTTGGGCTCTTTCGGAGCTTTCTTCGGGACCGCCGGCGGCTTTGGTATGACAGGTGACGTGCGCTTCTTGGGAACGTATGCAGGGATGATGCGTTTCTCGCCCGTGATGGCATTCTCCACCTGACGCGCTGCCCGTGCAGGGCTCTGGGGCACCTGAGTGTTCAGCCACGTCTTCACGGCCGCCTTGAAATTGGCCACCTTGGGTTTGGGCTTCTGGAACGCCAGGTTGGTCACGAGGGTCTTGTACGCATTCACCTTGTTGGCCGGCATCCAATTTGGAACTGGAATTGCCTTGCGGTACGCGTTCCGTGGTCCTTCGTTTGCTCTCCGAGTCTTGAGGTTCTTGATGAACGCCCTGTACGCCTTGTTCACGGCTGGCTTGAGTGGCTTGCCCCGCGCACCCTTGGGCAGTTTCTTGTATGCGTTTATGAACGCCTTTTCGTTGCCCTTCTTGTACAGGTTCCCGAGGTTCTGGGACAGGTACATGGCATACGTCAATTCGAGTTCGAAATTGTTCGCCTCTGCGTTCGCTTTGGTGGCTGCCTCGGCGTTCGCCTTGGCCTTGGCGGCTACAGCCTTGGCGCGCGCCGCGGCGTTTGCGTTCGTCTTGGCCTTTGCCTCAGCCTTGGTCATACGGTTCCCCATAGCAAAGGTCCGAACCGCCTCGAACCTATTTGCAAGGGGCATGTTGTTGTACTCGGCGTGGTACTGTGAAGGGATGACCGCCTTGGCAATCTTATTCCGTTCCTCGGCTCCGAGCGTCGCCCATGCCCTCTGCGTCTGAATACCCTCGCTCGTCGTCCGTGCGACCCGGCCGTTATTGAGAATCTTGTAATACATTCCATTCACAAATACGTCGAACGTCCTGTTTGGTCTGTGTTCACCCGTCTTGCGTTGAATGAGTGCAATGAGTGCGCCTGGTGCCATCTTGTTCGTTGCCTGTGCAATGTTCAGGTTACGTGCTATCGCAAGGAGCTCCGCCTTGGTCAGACGGGTGGCTTGTCTGTTGTTGATGCGTAGGATCCCATTCAGACCCATCTTGACCACGTGAGCACCACCACCGGCCCCCGCCGTCTTGACGTTATTTCCAATCTTAAATATCTCGCGAACCGCCTTGGGAATGTTTCGTCCCGCGTCCGCGTACGTCTTTATCACGGTCTTTCGACCAGACGCGAGACCTTCAGGGACCTTGAACCAGTATGGTTGCTTGCCTGGTCCCGGGCGGACGTAGAACCCAGGCTTGGTTGCGTTCCAGCTTGGGGCTCTCCGGTTTTTCAGGGCCGTCTCCTTCTTCGTGTTCTCATTAGGCTCTTTAAGGGGGTGACCCGCGTTTGCAAACACCTTGGCCGTCGCTGCAGGGATGGGCTTCCCGGCCTTTTTGAACGCCTCGAGCACCTTGGGCGCAACCGCCTTGAGGTTCAGTTGCCGAATAGGAACCATCATGCTCGTGATGTTCCCACCGAAAGGCCCGTAGGTGGCCCCACCCCGCTCCTCGAACAGGACCCACGGGTACAGACGCGGCTTCCCATCCGTTCCAGGGCGGATATAGTACCCTTCAGGGGCTGGCCGAAGCTTGTTCCACGTCCCTGCGAGCTTGTATCGCTCGGCAAGCCGGCCCGTGGCGTTTTCTGTACGGCGCGGTCTCGTGAGCATGACCCGTTGCTTCAAGTTGAACACAAAGGCGGGTGCGATACCGTACGTCGGGCTCAGGAACTGTTTCACGAGCTCCTTGGGCATCTCGACGTCTTTAGGGTCCTTTATCCCAGACCAAAGGACCGTGCCATTCTCGAAAAACTGGTACGTCCACTTGGGTTTCTTGAGTTTCAGAACCACAGCGGGAACGCCACCGATCCCAGTCTCTTTTCCGCTCGCCCGAACAGACTCGAGTATACTGTCTGGGAGCGTACGGAGCCAATACGCAAGTTCCTTGAGTTCAAAGCGTCTGTTGACGTGGAACATGCCGTCAATCTTCGTGTACTTTGGCGGCGCCTTGAGCAGAATCTTAGGGGCCCACCCACTCTTGACAATGGCAAGCAGGGCCTGCTCGTAGTTTCCCGCACCGAGCACGTCAAATCCTTTATCGGACAAGACGATGGTGACGGCGCGATACTTGGCCACGAGTTTCGTGATGCCCGTGGGCTCACCGAGCCAACGCCCGTCGGCCCACCGTATGACCGGACTTTGGCCCCTGTACCCGACAATCTCTGTGAAGCCCTTTGGTTCTGACGCAAAAACGGCGCGCCAGTTGGTCGGCAATTTGAACGACACAATCTTGGCCGTGATGACCGACTTGGACAGCTTATAGGCTTTTTGGTTATTTGTAAAGATAAGCTTCCGCCGGAACATCTCCTGGATCTTTCGGGCGGCTGCGTTGTTCATTCCTATTACAAAAAGTACATTTTATTTTTTAGTCATTCTTGAAGTCAAGACCGCAGATGAAAGGCTGTGTCGAAAAGGCTTGGCCGTTGTAGACGCGCGAGTCTATCTTGACCTCGAGCTCACGCGAACTGAAAGGACCAGCGTAAAAGTCCTGGTTGAACTTGAAGGTGCCCAAGTTGTTCTCGCGACAGTGTTGGTTGAACCGCTCGACGAAGATCTTCTGGGGCACAAAGAGGTCCGGAGCAAACTTGAACTTTTCCGAGCACAGGAAGTGCTGCAGAGAGTTTGTGACGGTCGCCACTTGGTTCTGGACTTGCTTGAAGTACTTGGGTAGCACGTTCCAGATGTCCTTGTCGGCGTACTTTGACGCGTAGTCCAGGTAGGCCCTCAGGCACTTGCACAGGATCGCCGGGAGCTCCGAGTCGAGCTTCTCATCCAGGTGCGGGTCTGCCACGTCCTCGGCAATTTGACGATTGAAATTCACAGTCGCCAGACGCCGAAGGATAGACCCGGAGTTGTCCTTCCAGTTGGGCACCTCGTTTCCACCGAGGATACCAGGCGTCTTCCACTGAACGCTCAGGGCCGTCTCATTCTTCCGAGCCACGGACACGTCCTCACCAGACACGAGCGACTGAAACTCAGCCTGCTCGAGTTGCAAGTCACCCTTAATCTCGGGGCTAATGAACATGAACCCTTTGTAGATGCTTGAGAGACCAAACTTCTTCTCGATGTTGTTTGAGAGGGTCGACACGTCCTCGCACTCGTAAAACTTGCGGGCCACTTTGGTGATGAGCGTCGACTTGCCTGAGCGCGCAATACCCTTGAGGAAGGGGATAACCTGCCATCCATCCAGCTCGTTGACGTCAAAGCACAAACGGCCCATGAACACGTAGATCCAGCGCGACACAGACTCTTCGAACCGCTGGTAGTCCAGCACGGACTGCATATGGGGCGTTGGAATGTTGTACCAGTCATCAATGTCATCGTACGGGTCAAAGGGCTGGTCAAAGTACTTGCACGACACGAGCGAGGGCTCGAGGTCCGCAAACTCCTTGGACGTGTACTCGTAAAAAGTAAACTTGAACTCTCCAATCTGTCGAGCATCCAAGAGCCCGTTCTGGAAGGACCACACGTGACGATCCTTCTTAATCTCGGCAAACTGGATATCCTTGCAGTTGGACAAGTGCCGGATGACGTCATTGGCCATGTTTCCACGGTTTGTCAAGTTCATCCACATCTCGGCATTGTCCTCCTTCTGGGTCTCATCGTACACAAAGTCCTTGATTTCCTTGACTGGCTTCCAGGCCCGCGTGTTTCGAATCTCTTTGCAGCACTGATCGCGATACCGGCGGTACCCGTGCTTATACGCCTGACGCAACAAGTAAATCAAAAGGTTCTGGTACGAACTGGCCGCCTCCCCTATATCAAAGTCCACGTCAGGGTTTTCGGCCAAGGGCTGGTTGAACATCTTGTACTCCTCATCGTTTGAAATGAACTTGTGCACGACTTTCTTGTAACACTCCTTGAAGCGCTTGATGCGGCGCTCGAGAGTCATCTTGTCTCCATTCACATCAGTCGTCTCGTTTTTAGAAATTTCGAGCAAATCGGCCCGAGCGAGCATGTATCCACAAATGTCCACGACGCGGCGCTTGTTCACGAGCATACGCTCGAGGTCTTGCTTGTCAATGTCGATAGGAAGGCCCTGAGAGTCCCGGCCTGGAGTTGCAGGGAGCCATTTTTCAGCCAAAACCCTGTAAATATCTGTACGTCTATCTGACGTGTTCAAATCGAGATGAAGGTTCTTTTCACACTCTGTGAGCTTCTCTTCCAAATCACCGGCGGACCACGAGTTAATCTCCTTCTGGTATGCACTCGTCGTCTGTTCAGCATTCTTCTTGTTGGCGGTGTTAGTCTTTGTCGTCATGCTACAAAAGGCAGCGAATTTTTTAAGCGGCTTCGGCGGGCGCTGACGTGGGGCACGTGCACGGGGTAAACTTCTGGACCGCAGACAACAACTTGACCAGGATCTTATTCTGCATCTCCAGGCTCAGGGCAATCTTCTCAGTCGAATCCTTCAGGGACGCGAGGCTGGTGGCTATCGTCTCACCCTCCTCGGTCGCAAGGAGGGACCCGAGGGCATCGAACATGTCCATACCCTCGTCCTCAAACTCCTCATCCTCTCCCATATCGAGCTCCTCATCCTCCGGGGGCGGGGGAAGCTTGGTCCGTGACTGAGACATTGGTACTATTCGAGTAGAAAATTCGCCCTGAATATTTTCGCACTCAATAGTAAAATGCCTGGTGGCGCTCTTATGCAACTGGTCGCCTTCGGGGCCCAAGACGTGTACCTGTCCGGCCAGCCCAAGGTGACGTACTTCCAAGCCGCATACAAGCGTCACACCAACTTTGCCATGGAGGCTGTTCAGCAGACGGTGCAGGGTGCCGGCGGGAACGGTGGCCTCCTGTCCGTGACCCTGAGCCGCTCCGGTGACCTGGTCGGTGATATGTGGGTCTCTCTGGTGCCGACCACCTCTTCTGCAGCTCAGCTGACTTCCAACAACACTGGGGCCGATATGTGCTGGGCCGCCGAACGTGCCTTTTCGACCATCGAGCTCTTCATCGGCGGTCAGCTCATCGATAAGCACTATCAGCTGTGGTTCCGTCTGTACGCCGAGGTGTTCCTGAACGACACGAAGAAGCTGGAGTGGGGCCGTCTGACCTCTTTGGCCATGCCCAATAAC